GCTTGATGAAGGCGGTTGATAAGTTTGACTATACCAAATGGTTTAAGTTCTCAACTTATGCCACTTGGTGGATCCGTCAGGCCATCACTCGGGCCATTGCAGACCAAGCGCGTACCATTCGGATCCCGGTTCACATGGTGGAAACCATTAACAAGTTGGTTCGGGAACAACGTAACCTCTTACAAGAATTGGGACAAGATCCAACGCCTGAACAAATCGCTGAGCGCATGGATATGACGCCAGATAAGGTGCGTGAAATCTTGAAGATTGCCCAAGAGCCTGTTTCTCTTGAAACGCCAATCGGGGAAGAGGACGATAGCCATTTGGGAGATTTTATCGAAGACGAAGTGATTGAAAATCCAGTAGACTACACCACTCGTGTTGTCTTGCGCGAACAATTGGATGAAGTCCTCGATACCCTGACAGACCGTGAAGAAAACGTCCTACGTTTACGTTTTGGTCTCGATGATGGTAAAATGCGGACCTTGGAAGATGTCGGCAAAGTCTTCAACGTGACCCGTGAACGGATCCGTCAGATCGAAGCCAAAGCCCTCCGCAAACTCCGCCACCCAAGCAGAAGCAAACCATTACGTGATTTTATTGAGGATTAAAAATGTCCTGCGGACATTTTTAACGGTCGCCAAGAAATAAAAAAGCGACCTAGGTCCAGTGGACATTTTTAACGGTCGCCAAGAAATAAAAAAGCGACCTAGTTCTGGGAGACATTTTTAACGGTCGCCAAGAACTTTGGAAGCGAGGAAGGTCCTGCGGACATCTTTAACCTGACCTTCTTTGGCTAAGTCTTGGAAATCGTGGTTAGACGAAATAGAAAATAAAGGAAGTGTAGAATGGCCTATACAACAGAGCAAATTGAAGTAATCAAGAATAAAATTTTAAATGCCTTGGAAGAAGTCATTGATCCTGAGCTTGGAATTGACATTGTCAATTTGGGTCTTGTTTATGAGATTCATTTTGATGGTGAAACAGGTGCAACCGTGATTGATATGACGTTGACCACTATGGGATGCCCCTTGGCCGATTTATTGACAGATCAGATCCACGATGCGTTGGCAGATGTAGAAGAAGTATCAACTGTTGATGTGAAATTGGTCTGGTATCCTGCTTGGACGGTTGAAAAGATGAGTCGTTATGCACGAATTGCTCTTGGCATTAGCTAAAAATTTTCAATGGATACAGTATTCATCAAGGCAAATCAGAGAGGCTAGGACTTTTGTCCCAGCCTCTTTTTCCGTTTATACCGTTTTTTAAACAACTTATACAAATTCTTTGCAAATTTTCATATACAGTTGCAAACATTTAGGAGACAAGGTATAATAGCATAAATAGAAAAAAAGGAGATTTACATGAATCAGTATCCTTTGGTCTACTTGGACCATGTAACGAAAAACTATGGGCAAGCAGTGGCTCTCATGGATGTTAGTTTGAATATCCAACCTGGCCGTATTATTGGCCTTCTTGGTCCCAATGGTAGTGGGAAAACAACCATTATTAAATTGATTAATGGTTTGTTGCAACCAAGCCTTGGCAATATCTATATTCATGGGCAATTGCCATCCCCAGCCTCTAAAAAAGTTGTCTCTTATTTGCCAGATACGACTTATCTGAATGAAAATATGAAAATCGTGGATGCTATCCGCTATTTCCAAGATTTTTATGCAGATTTTAATGTGCAACGTGCTTACCAATTGCTCAATGACTTGCACTTGCTTCCAAATCAAAAATTGACTAGTCTTTCAAAAGGGAATAAGGAAAAAGTGCAATTGATTTTGGTGATGAGTCGGGAAGCTGACTTGTATGTTCTTGATGAACCAATTGGAGGAGTAGACCCAGCGGCGCGTGATTATATCTTGCGGACTATTATTCAAAATAGACGTCCGAACTCATCTGTTTTAATTTCAACTCACTTGATTGCAGATATTGAGCAAGTTTTGGATGAGGCGATTTTCATCAACCAAGGAAGAATCCTCTTGCATGAAAATACGACTGTTTTGCGCAATCAACACGGAAAATCCGTCGATGAGATCTTCCGTGATCAATTCCGTGTTTATTAGGAGGCACCCATGTTTGGTAAATTATTAAAATATGAATTCAAATCGACAGCTAAGTGGTATTTATTGATCACCCTGATCGCACTAGGTTTGTCAGTGATTACAGGTGTTATTGGTGGAAGTGCTACAAACGGTTTTATGGATATGGAAACCAATAGTATGCAAATCACAACTGGGACTCTTGGGATTCTCATTTTTGGAGGAGTCATTGGTCTTTATCTTAGTAACTACTATATTATTATTCGTCGTTTCTATTCCAACTTATACGGACGTGAAGGTTACTTGACCTGGACCCTTCCAGCTAGCCCTCATGCCATCATTTTGTCTAAATTTGTGGGAGCTTTAGTAGCGAGTCTTTACTGCCTATTCCTTCTATTTTTTAGTGGTTTTATCACAATGCTTGTGATGGGCGCTGTCATTGGTGAAGACCTCTCTCCTGTATTTAGTGTTATCGCTGAGGCTTTTAGTCATTCTATTGCTTATTGGATTATCATTTGGTGGATTTTTACAACAGCTTCAGGAATCTTCCTATTTTATGTATCAATCGCACTTGGCCAACTGTTCCAAAATCGTCGTGGATTGAAGGCTATTCTGTTTTTCTTTCTTTTGTGTATTGTGTTAAGTATCATTGGTACAGTAGTCAATCCAGTTAGAGATCAAAATGCAGTTTGGCTTACTATTGCTTATGGAAATATTGATGATTTAGGATCTAACTTTGTTCCAGGACTCATCTATGAAGTGATTAAGATTGTTTCTATGTACTTCACCATTCACTACATCAGCAAGTATAAGTTGAACCTTCAATAATCAATAAGGGATTGAACGAGGAGGCTCCAAAAGGAAAGCTTTCTTGTTCAATTTTTTATTTTGCATTTTCAGACTACTTTTGATATACTAAATGTATTCGTTTTGGGGTCGTTACGGATTCGACAGGCATTATGAGGTATATTTTGCGACTCGTGTGGCGACGTTAACGCTCAGTTAAATATAACTGCAAAAAATAATAATTCATACGCTTTAGCTGCCTAAACACCAGCAGGCGTGACCCGATTCGAATCGCTCGCGTTTGATGACAGGTCTTTATTTGAGCGAGATACGATCAAGCTTTGTCTAGCAGCTTGATAAGAGATTGATAGACTCGCAGTTTCTAGGCTTGAGTTATGTGTCGAGAGGCTGTTAAAACAAAACATAACCTATGGTTGTAGACAAATATGCTGGCAGGTGTTTGGACGTGGGTTCGATTCCCACCGGCTCCATATATACTTTCTAAAGTTTTCTAAAAGTTTCTAAAACGTTGTAAAAACAACGTTTTTTGTTTTATACTTTCTATTCTTTTTTGAACCTTTTTGGAACTAACAGACCCAAAAACAGACCCTTTTTTATCCAAAGGGTCTGTTTTTTTGTTATTTGTTTAAAAATCAATATAGTTTGCGAATTTCTCACCAATGTCATCCTTAGCCTCTCTGGTGATGTGCGTATAGATGTTCATGGTTGTTTTTAAATCTGAGTGTCCAAGTCTATACTGGACCTGTTTGAGTGTCATTCCAGCTTCGAAGCATAGACTGGCATGTGTATGTCGGAAGCCATGGATCCTAATAGGACGTACATCCGAATCTTTGACAATTTGTTGTAGCCATTTCCGTGGTAGTGTTCCTGGTATTGGTTTTCCAAATTCATTCTCAAAGATAAAAGTAGTAGTAGGATTCATTTCTCTCCACTCTGTGAGTAGTTCATTTGTCTTTTCGTCCAAGCTTATCAATCGGTTGCTACTTTTGTTTTTTGTAGGACCGACAGATTCCCCGTCAAATCCTCTCGTAATGGCTTTATTTATACTCAGAGTGTTATTGGTCCAGTCTTCCCATTTGAGGGCTAAAACCTCCCCTTTTCGAGCCCCTGTGAAGGCTAGAAGACGAAAGAGGACTTTCTTTCTCAGCTCATCTGTTTGGTCTACTAATTCAAGGAAAGATTTCAGTTCCTCCTTATCGTAAAAATCGCTATCTGTATCTACTTGCTTTCTGACAAGCGTTGTTACACTCTCAACGGGATTGGTTGAGATGTAGCCATGTCTGATAGCGTACTTACATATGTTATTCATTAAGCCTTTCATTTTACGTCCATAAACAAGTTTTTTTGACCATTCATTGACTTGTTCCTGAAGTTGCAGAGGAGTGAGAGTAGAAATCTTCTTATTTCCTAAAGTTGGATAGATATGATTTTTTATATTCCGCTCGGTCTTGATGTAGGTGCTATCCTGTACTGTGTCAGCATATTCCTTGAGCCATTCTTCAGCAACTTCCTCAACAGTGATTTCCTTGACAGTTATTTCCTCACTATTTTCAAGGTCAGCTTGAAGTTGGAGAAGTGCTGCTCTTGCCTTGGCTTTTGTCTGGAAGCCCTGACGCTTTACATACTTGTCCTTTCCATTTTCTTTACCGACATAGATCCTAAACTTATAGGCTGTATCGCCATTTTTCTTTTTGTAAGACTTTATTTCCATTGCGTTTCACCTCATTTCTTGATAAAATGAGTATAAGAAAGTGCCCTTTTTAATGGCTTTTCTTATACAGCATTCCTCACACTCAATTTTTGGCGAAGGAGAGTGTGGGGAGTTTTTTGTTTTATTCTAACTAATTAGTGAATTATATTCGTCTTTGACCATTGTTTCATCAGCAATGGTCTTTAATTTGTACTTTTCCATAAATTTTATGTAATTGAAATCCCTGACATCTTCCATTAATTGTAACTCTTCTTCTAGCAAGTGATGAATCATGCTTCTATCCGCTTGCAGTTCGCACAACTCTCTATTTAACTCATATTGAGCAGGAGTGTGGTCTTTGTGGCCCAATTCGTGTAGGGCCACTTGCTTTTGGTCTTTTTCCGATAAATTAATATCCAGAGCGAGAACCTTTAATGCTGGATTGAAGAAGCCTGGGCTGTGCCATCCGCTCCCGTCAAAATAGCATAGACTTACACCCTCAAGGGCGCAAAGCTCTTTTACAGTCATAAATGCACCTCTATTTATTTTTTAAGTGTGCCTCCAAGACCGCTGTAATAAAATCAATATCTTCTTCAGTAAGTGGTTTACCATCGAACAACATAGATTGCGCAGCAATGTCTCGAAGGTCAAGCGGTGCAGAAGCATCACCGTTTGTCGCTATATTTGGATTATCTGTGCGTCCCAAGAGGTAGTCGGTGGACACATTGAAGTAGTCTGCGATTTCTTGCAATCTTTCAGCATTAGGTTTTTTACTCTTCATGCTATAGATTGTATTTCTACTATATCCAAGTGTTTCTTCAAGAGAATTTATAGAAATTCCTCGTTTTTGGCAAAGTTCTTTAATTTTTTCAAATAAAGAAAACATTGATTTATCAACCTTTCTAAAGGCATGACAAAAAATATTTAAACTTTTGTGTGTAAAGTCGTTGACAAAACACAATCAATAGTTTACAATAGTTCTTGTAAGTTAATGAGTTAGTAAAAAACGGAGTTAAAACTTATCTAAAAATAAATAGCTTTGGCGAGCGAATAAGTTGATAGATGTAATGTTTTATCAAGGTTTTTAATTATGCTTTCATTTTAAACAATAGATTGTTGATTGTCAAGTATTTTATAAAACAATTTACTAACTCTTTAACTCTATTAAAAATAAAGGAGGAAAAACATGAGCCAACAACATCGCAAGTGGATCGAGCTTGTAAAAGATCGAATTGAAAAACGTGGATGGTCACAGACGGACTTGGCCATTGTTGTGGGTGTTAGTCCATCAGCTATCACACAACTTTTCAAAGATGGAAAAGGTAGTGATGACTTGAAGCTTCGCATTAACAAAAAATTGCGAATCAACGAGTCATGGGAGAAATTTGAGGAGTAGAAAATGAACGAAATTAGTTTATCGAACAATCTGTCTCAGATAGAACTAGAAATCAGTCACCACAAACAAATAGCCGGACAATCCATTTGGGAAATCGGCAGACGATTGAACCATGTGAAGGAAAATGATTTGGCACATGGTCAGTTTTTGGAATGGCTGGCAAAGATGAACATTGAGCGAACAGAAGCTCATAGAATGATGAAAGTTGCAGAGGAACTTCCAAATGTTGCAACGTTGCAACATTTAGGGACTACAGCACTTCATCTGATCGCAACTCTTCCAGAAGAAGAGAAAGAAGAGCAGATCCAACGCATTGAAGATGGCGACACTCCGACAGTGCGAGAACTGCAGGAAGTTAAAAAGAAGCTCAAACTCAGCAAGAAAGTCAATGAACAGTTACGAGCAGAAAACGAGAAAATCAAGTCTTCCAAGGTCGAAGTCAAGGAAACAATCAAGGAAGTTGTTCCAGATGACTACAAGGCCACTCAGGATCTCAACAAGCAATTGTTAGAAAAGAATAAGGAACTTGCAAAAGCAATCAAAGATGCTGAAGAGCGATCTAATTTCATTGAAAAACAATTGAATGATACACTGGCCCAGCGTGAAGAGGTTGATAAGAAATCTGCTCAGTATGATGAATTGACTCGAGCGATTGAAGAATCGCAAGGGCAACT